ATGCGCCCAGCACCAGGCTGAAGTTCTCGATGTCCAGTGGAAATACCTTGATATTTCCCCGGTGTTTGATGGAGTCAAGACTCCACTCCTCGGAGATGGAGAAATCCCGAAGATGACATATGCGGAGCAGCTGAAGGAAGGAAATGGACCGGTAAAGACATATGTCCCAAACCGGAACATGATTCTTCTTTCAATAGCCGCAGCTCAGGCTATAGCTATAGGCTATGATACGGTGGCGTACGCTGCTCACATGGATGATGCGGCTGGCTCAGCTTACCCGGACTGTTCACCCGAGTTTGTAGCGAAAATGGATTCCGTCTTAAAGACACAAGGGATATCATTGTTTGCCCCATTTGTAACAGGGCACGAGGGTCGTGGTTGGACCAAGAAGGATATCGTAGCTAAAGGTATCCAGCTACACGTTCCATTTGAATATACGTGGTCTTGTTATGAAGGTGGTGATGAGCCATGCGGCGTGTGCGGCACCTGTAGAGACAGGATAGCAGCATTTGAAGCGAATGGTTTCCTTGACCCGTTGATGTATAGTTAAGCGCAGCGAGGATAGGGGCACCTCAGAGTCGGACCCCTATCCTAAAGCTACCGTTGGTAGCTAGAAACATTCTTACTAGAAGGAGAGTAAACTATGGGTTTATTCGACAAGCAAGCTCCAGTAAACGAGGAACGGGTTCCAGTGCAAGAGGAAACGACTCAGCAGGAAATCACCTTCCTGGAAGCAGATGCAGGCGTCGGATTGAAGGACATTGAACAGGCTGCGGCCTCTGTTCCATTCCTCCAATTAACACAGGCGAATAGTGATATCGTCACTACAGGCGGAGCGCCAGCTGGCGTGTTCGTTAACTCAGTGACAAAGGAGGTATACGGGAATACAATCCGTGTTATCATCTGCAAGTTCGCAGTGGCCTGGGCCGAAAGGGATGATTCTGGGAAGACCGTAAACCGGTATGAGGTAGGAGGAATCAAGGTTAATGGGGATCCCTATAAAGGGATGACCAATCCAGCCACCGGAAACAAGATTGTCGAGACCTGGTACTATCAGGTCCTGGTGATGGAGCATCCGGAAGCAGGATTTATGATTTTCTCCTCTACGCCCGGCAACATGCGGTACCTGAAGGCGTTTAACTCCATGATTCGTACCTTGCGGCTCCCTTCAGGTTCCGTAGCTCCATTGTATGGCGGTGTTTGGGAATGGAAGATTAACCCAGATGTATCGAAGAAAGGCAAGCCATATTACAGTTTCAAGAACGGTATCAAGTTCACCGGCTGGATTCCGAGGAAACTGTATCAGGAAGCCGTTCTTCCCATCAAGGATGAACAAATCATGCTTCCTGCTCCGACCAGCGAGCTGATTGAAGCCGAGGCCGATGTAGAAGACGCAGTGATCGTGGAAAACAACAAGTACTAAACAAACGAGTGGGGTCCTGAATAATGATAAGCATCAATGACGTAAATAGAACGTTTAGCATATTCTATAACGGACAAACCAACTACGGAACCTTTTCGTACGGGCACGTAGAAGAAGGCGGAAAAGTCCGAGGAGAGAGTAAGTTAGTCTATTCGGTCCCCACTCCCGTTCTATTCCAGAAGCACCTAGGAGGGGAACAGAGCATAGGATTATCCCCTATAGGTGCCGATGGATTGTGTTCTTGGGGAGCGGTAGACATAGACCGCTACGTAGGTCATGATATATCAGCGATAGTGCGAGCGATATATGATTTTCAGATGCCTCTGATTCCTTGCTACTCGAAGAGCAAGAAGCTGCATCTGTTTGTATTCTTCGAGACAGCCATTAAGCCATCTGATGTTAGGAATTATCTGACTGAATACGTGAATATGTTCGACTGTGATCCGAAGACAGAGATATTCCCCAAGCAGACAGAGTTCAGCTCCACGACAAAGGGGACTAGTAACTGGATCAACCTTCCTTTCTTTGGGAGTCAGCGACAGATGATAGACCGGGATATGAGCGAGATTCCTATAGAGACAGCTATAGGCAAGATGGAGAACTTCAAGTGGTCGATTGAGGCGCATAGACGCTTTGTTTCAAATCTACCATATTTCGATGCTCCGCCTTGCATACAGAAAGGCGCTATACTAAGAGACTTTACTAATGAGTCCCATTGCAGGAACAACTTTTTATTTTCTGCCTCTGTGTATTGGAGGATGAAAGATGAACAAGAAGATATTGAAGCGAAGTTGCTTGAGTTAAACAACTCGTTTCTAGAGCCAATAGATGAGGGAAGACTTCGTTCCACCGTGTTTGTTTCTTTGAAGAAGAAGTCTTACTTCTACCTTTGCAAAGACATGCCTGGCTGTGATAGACCCCGATGCCGAAAGACAGAATACGGCATTGAATCTAAACACACGACAGGGTTGGATTTTGGTCAAATAGAGCAATGGCTGGATGACCCGCCTTATTATACCTGGATGGTTAACGGGCAAAAGATGATATTCTATTCGGAGAGTGATATTCTTAACCAGAATAGATTCAGGGAGCAAGCCTATCGGTACCTCCACATCATGCCAAGAAAAGTCAAGGATGAGATGTGGGCTAAGATTATTAACCGAGCGACGCAGGACCGCATAGTGCATGAGGCTCCGCTTACAGAAGGTGGTTTCAGCAAGGGTTCACAATTCTTCTCCCACACTATATCTTTCTTCCAGGATAGAAGGTTGGCAGAAAATGTGAGCCAGTTAAAGCTGGGGCGTACCTATTATGACAGGAATAGGGAGGTATATGTATTCTCGGCATACGTGTATCTAAAGTATTTGAGGGAGGTGAAAGACTTCAGAGTATACACAGACATGGAGATTGAGATTAAACTCAAGGAGCTAGGAGCGTATAAAGAAGGACAGTACTGGATTATCCCGGTATCGAAAGTGATGCCGAATTTCAAATCACAGGATGATTCAGTGAAGATTGATTTCCGTGATAAGGAAGAAGATGACCCTGAGAGGAAGTATTAAATGAAGATAATCTACGGACCTCCTGGAACAGGAAAAACAACGACCTTGATAGACATAGTTCGGCAAGAGGTGTTGAGAGGCGTGCCAATTGACAAAATAGCCTACGTGTCCTTCAGCAAGAAGGCAGCGGTCGAAGCACAACAGCGTCTCAGTAGCACGCTTGGATTCAGCGTGAGGCAAGCGCCACACTTCAGGACTATTCATAGTCTAGCCTTCAGGGCGGTACGGGCAAGAGCAACCCAGATGATGGACGTATCGAAGTTTGTCGACTTCGGCAAGAAGAGCGGGTTCAGCCTGAAAGGTTATTACAATCCCGAAGAAGGCTTATCATCTAAAGATGATGATTTCATCATGCTTGAACAGCTCTACCGGAATAATCGGAAGTACAGCGAAAGGGCCTTAGACCTGGTAGACCACACTAGGTTTGTTACCTTTATGCGTTTATATTCTCAATATAAACGTACCTTTAATTACCTGGATTACACTGATTTGTTAGACTTGTATATTGAGAATAATTGTGAAGAAGATGTGAGGGTAGCTATTATAGATGAGGCTCAGGACCTTACTACACTCCAATGGAACGTTGTATTAAGGGCATTCCGCAACGCAGAACGATTGTATGTAGCTGGAGACGATGACCAATGTATCTACCAGTGGAGCGGCGCGGATGTAGAAGTGTTTTTGAATCTGCGCGGTGAAACGACTGTCTTAGAGCATTCCCATCGACTCCCGTCTAGCATACAGAAGAAGGCCAAAGAGATATCCTCGCTGATACAAAAACGCGTGGATAAGGTCTACCACGGCAAAGAAGAGAAAGGGAAGGTACGGGTTATTGATACTCTCGAGGAGTTAACACTCTCTCCCAAAGAGTCGGTATACCTACTAGCTCGTAATAATTTCCTATTGGAAAGATACATGCAGTTCTGTATAGATAGAGAAATACCCTTCTTGCTCAAAGGGCAGTCTTTCGTAAGTGAGGATGATGCAGCTCGAGTTGAGGCAGGCAATGAAGATGGTATGGATGAATTAAAGGTCGATTACATAAAGAGGGTATACAGGAAAGACCAACCGGTCAATGTGAATATAAGCACCATACATGGAGTGAAAGGAGGCGAAGCGGACCATGTAGTAGTGTTATCAGATGTAAGTCGAGGAGTGACACGGCAATTAAACATTGATGAAGATTCCGAGCATCGTGTGTTCTACGTAGCTGTAACAAGAGCCAGGGATAAATTAACCATAGTAGCGCCCGAGAGCCGGACCTATTACCCCTATCTAGTCTGAGAAAGGAGAGAATGATGTCTGAGGATTTAGAGGAAATTAACACAGGAAGTTTTTCAAAAATTAAAAATTGCCAATACAAATCTAAAATGTATTTAGTTCCTCTTAATGTTATCCGAGCAGTTGCTGATGTGTATACTAGCAATTTCGATAAGTACGGGGAGGATTGGAAAGCTCTTCCAAATGCAAGAA